CACGTTCAATGGAAGTAATGAGAGCAGGAATGGAAGTTGAACCACGTGAACCAATTCCTTCTCTTGAGGTGCCACGTATTTCTACTAAAGCATTTGACAATGATGAAGTAACTGTAGAAGTTCCAATTGGATCTTCATTTACAGGAGAAGCAAGAGATGCAGCTGGACCAGTATATAGATTACAAGGTGAAAAAGGAGAAAACATAACTGGCAGCCTGGGTGGTGTTGCGTTTGATCCTGAGGTAGCGGCTTACAACGAGCGCATGGCACAAGGTTTTTTAAATCGTGCTATTAGCGGTGGATTGGCTCAAAAACAACCACAAGCGGTTGAAGTGGTCACAACAAAACGACTTGTCGGTCCAGCTGAAGCTGGTCCAGGTCGTGTACCTTTATCTCGTAGTGCAGCTTCTTTGCCACGTGTTGCGCTGGTCGATACAGGCTATTCAATTCCAGGTAGTAAACCTGTAGGAACACCATCAACAGGAGCAATGACTGTTGGTATTAACTATGCAGAAATGCCTAAATCAGAAGTATATCGTCCTACAGATATTGGACGTGTTGGTGGAGACTTAACATCTAGACCTAAATTTGTTGCTTCTGTTTCGACTCCTCCTGCAGTGATGCCTCCTTTAACAGCATCGCCAGGATTGTCTAAGATTGGTTCTCAAACAAGAAGTCCTTCTGGTCAGCTAACACAATATGGGCAACAGATTACTTATCCTCGTATGCGTGGAGATGCTTTATTCCCTACTGGTACATTAATAAATGATCCAGAAAAACGTGGTGGCCCTGTTAAATTTGAAGGACGTGAACGTCGTGAAAATGAATATGTACGTCCTATTAGTGAGAGACTAGGTAGAGGCGATACTATGCAGCGCTTCCCCATTATTCGCAGAGGTTGAAATGACAGAAAAGAAAAAAACAACTAAAGAAAAAGACAAGAAGTGGATTAAAAAAGCTGTAAAGAACCCTGGTGCTTTTACAGCAAAAGCAAAAAGAAAAGGTATTACAAGTGCACAGTTGCAAGCCAATGTAGAAAAGAATCCAGATAAGTATGACGAGAAGACTCAAAAACAAGCCAGACTACGTGAAACTCTTGTTAGGATCAATAGAGATAAGAAAAATAAAAATGCCAGTAAAGAAAAAAAGTGATCCTTGCTGGAAAGGATACAGAAAAGATGGAATGAAGACTTCAAAGAAAACAGGTAAAAAAGTTGCCAACTGTGTTCCTGTAAAAAAACGCAGTAAAAAATAATCATGCCATACGATAAGCGCCTAGTAAAACCACAAGACTACATGGATGATGTAGCCAAATTTTTTGATAAAGGTGCATATGTAAAAACAAAATATGAACAACAGAATCGCGCTGATTCTACTCAGCCACCTTTTCAAATCAACCGTTTTGGTGCAAGTGAATTACGCAATCGTATAACTAGTAGAAAACCTACAATTAATCCTCGTTTAAATTTCCCTGACACTCAACCAGATAATTTTAATTTATTTCAAGGTTTACCAGGAAGATTTGATATAAGTAGAAAAGAATTATATAACTTTGATGCAGGTCGTCCTGTTTTTCAAAAACCTACATTTTTAGATACAATTGAATTTCAATTAAAAGGAGATAAATGGAAAGAAACTTTTGAACTAAGTCCAACAATGAATCCAGAAAAACGTCCTAAAAATCCTATGCCTAGGGCGGATAATCCAGATCCTAGAAATTACTTAATGAAGACAATGGAAGCAAAAGCAATGGCTGAAGTAAAAGGCACAATGAATATTGCACAGTTAATGAAAGCATCACCAGGTGAAATTAAAGCAGCGGAAGAAAAAGGCCCTGTAAAATAAAAAGAATATATTTGTGTTTAAATAAATGGCAGCTGGAAGATTAGCAGGAACATTAGGAACAGTAGGAAAAAAAGTACTGCCACGTTTTCGTGATATGTTTGTTCAGGCATTGCCTGAGGCATTGGGTGGTGGTTTATTAACTGGAGGCGCACATTTAATTATGGGCGGTAAACCAGATGAAGCACTTGCTTATGGTCTTGCAGATACCGTAGGTTCGGCTGCAACTTTAGGTTTATTAAGCAAAGCAGGTATTCAAAATCCTCTTGCACGAACTGGAGCAAACTTTATTACAGGTGCAGTAACATCACGCGCATTAACAGATACTTTATTTAAAGATCGTTATTCACAACAGGCTTTGCAGGGGCAAGGTGGTCAAGCTGTTACTAATGCACAACAACAAGCACAACGTGGAAATGTAAATGGAATGACGATGGATGAGTTGGCTGGTAAATATATGGAAGACACAATGTTCCAACAACTACAAGGAGCAATGCAAGGAGGTCAACAACAAGGTGATTTAGTCAGAATGATGAATTCAATGGGTCCAACATATGATATGAATGCAGCTAGAAATAATATGGCTTCTATCATGGGCGTATAATCATGTTTCAGCAATTACGAAATTTAGGACGTTCAGTTCAATCAGGTTTTGATAGAGGAGTTCAACTTCAAGATCGACTTGCAAGAGAGAAATCAGCTAATAAAAATGTAAAAAAACGTTATAGCCATAGTGTTATCCCTGGTTTAGACGGAGGTTACTATAAAGAATTAAATCGACAAGGAATTAATATGCAAACACCGGCTGAAATGGCCGGTGCTATTGGTGCTCGTCTTTTAACAGACGTAGCAGATGATGCCAGTCGTCATACGTATTGGCGTTATAACCATCCAATGGCAATAGGAGATGTTCTTGCAGAACAAATCATTGGTGATAATATTTATAATTTCAATTCAGCACAAAGAGCTGCTATTGAATTAGGAGCTATTGGTGTACCTGTTGCTTCTCATTTAGGTGTTTTTGATATTACAAATCCTGAACAACTAGGTCGACCAAAAGGTTTTGCACAAAGCTATGCAGAAGTAGGTTCAGAAGATAGACGTGAAACAGCTAATCCAGCTGCAGAACTTTTTGATCGGTATGCTTTAGGTCGTCGTGGACGGCCTTTAAAATATGAAACAGCTCAACAAGATATTCCTGATTTAACAAAACAAAGGTATTCAAATTATATGAATACTCTTTATAACGACAGAACTTCAGGAGTTATTCCAGGGTCTATTGGTTTAGGTTTAGCTGGAGGTATGGCGGCTGCTTTAGGCAAAGGTAGTCTTAGAAATGTTATCGGTAGTGCAGCATTGGGTTCAGGCATTGGTGCAGGGTTGGGTGCAACAGGTGCTTTTAAAGCAACAACTGAAAATTTAGAAGGAAAGCCAGAAGCATTTATTGCAGGCTTTCCTGTTGGACTTGAATCGGTAGGAGGGTTAGTCGGAGGAGCCGGTGCTGTGCGTTTAGCAACTCAAAATCCACAAACAGTTAAAACTCCTATAGGTGTAGATCCACCAAAAAACGCTGTACGTGGAACTAAGAAAAAAGTCCCTGGTGGCATGACTTATGAAGTTATGCCTAATAGTGCGCGTAAAGTTTTTGGTTATGGCGTACTTGGTGCAGGTGCAGGAGTTATTGCGGGCAAGATGGCTAATGCATTGATTGCAGCAGGAGCAAGAAAAGATTTACCTAATACAGATGAGTATGGGATTTATTAAGACGAGATAGAATTTAAGTATCTTAAGTATTAACTGTTAGAGAGTAATACCATGCAAGTTGGCAACCAAGGTGGATTACAAACTATGATGGCAGGCATGGGAATGATTGGCCGTGATTTACAAGACATGGTTGGTTCCCAAATGCAAAGTGTAGGAAATATGATGAGTAACCAAGGCCAAAAAATGGCTGCAGTACAGCAACAACGTAGAGGATATGCAGGTCCGTCAGGAGGCAGTCCATCTGGTGTAGGAAGAATGGACCCTAATGCACCTTTTAATATCAGTGGTGATTATGTGGGACTTGATCCAACAGGCGGTAATGTTACTCAGGGAACAGGTGGTAGACGAGCACAAGGTCCTGGACCGGTAACAGGTGATGTAACTCCAAGTGCAGACGGCCCAGGTAATCCACGTGTAACTCAAGGCGGAGGAGGAGGAACTGGAAGCGGTGGAGGTGGTAGATCAGGTGGTGGTGGTAGATCAGGTGGCGGTGGAGGTGGAAATAGAGTTCCTCGTGGTGGGGGCAGTACTCCTGTTGGAGGTATGAATTTTAGCCGTGGCGGAATGTTAGGTGGCGCTACAAATGTGGCTGGAATGATTGCACCAGTAATGATGGGTGTTGGAAATATTCAAGAAGGTAAAACTCTTGAAGGCGTAGGTAATTTATCTGGTGGTGCTGCTGCTCTTGCAGCTACACGAGGCATGAATCCTTTAATTCGTCTTGGTGCGGCAGGTTTAGGCGCCATCGGAGTTGGTGGATTAGGTGCAGCTGGTGATCGTATGATTGCTGAAAAAACAGGACAAGGATCAGATGAATATAATCAAGAAAAAAATCGATATCAAACAAATGCTAATTTAAAACCATTTGTACAAGCAATGAGTGCTATTCAGCAAACATCAATGGAAAACGATCTTTTAAGAATGAAGGCACAAGAACCTATTCTTAATCGCTTGCTTGATGGTCAACTAGTACGTCAGCAAGCAATGAATGCTAGCCTAACAAATAGTTATGCAATGCTTGGTACATTATCTGCTCAAGCAAAAATGGCACAGCAAGGACAGCGTGAAGCAGGCGCTAACTTCCGTACTGCTTTAACTGCTAATCCTTATGCAGCTAGTGCTGTTGCCTCACCCTCTATTAGTTTCTAATCATGATGCAATATTTTAACAATCCAAGAGCTCAGTTTTTTGGAGCTGAGAATCCTTATAACAACCCTTATTTCCAAACCTATCAAGGCGGCCGGCCTATGCTGATGGCCCTTGGTAATTTGCCGCCAAGTGCAGCAGAAAAAGGAACAGGCCCAATAGGAAACAAAACTGGGCAGGATTATGATTATAGAGAAGAAGGAACACAAGGCCCTGGAGATCCTTCAGGGGCGTTTAAAAAAGATGGAACTTTTGAAGAAGATACTTCAACTAAACCTGCTCCTAAAAGCCAAAGAGATGGGGATAGAGATCTTTATGCAGAATTGCTTGAGAAGCTTTTAGAGCAGCAAAGATATGAAAGCGATCCAGATCGAATGAAAGAAAAATTTGATATTACAGAACCTATTTATGTTCGTCGTGCACAATTGAATCAAAAAATGGGACTAGAAAATTTAGAGGCAGCTGGTAAGGCTTCTTTTAAATACAAAACTGGACCACAAATGTTTATGACTGTAGGTGCTTCTAAAGCTGCTTATCTGCCTGAAGCAGTAAGCGCAGCTAGCAATTCATTTACAGGTTTAAATTTAGCAAATGCAATGAAGCCTAGAATGAGTGGGTATTACAGGGGGCTTGTATAAATGTCTTCTACAGGACTGCCTTCTATTGGTGGGTTTAATGATTTATATAATCAACCTCTTACTTTTGGGACTGATTATTATCAATTAGATAACCTTCCTGATATTAATTATGGGGGTGGATTTATATCTCCTGAGAACATGCCCTCATATGATTTTGGAACGTATGGTACACCAAGTCCGTATGATTTTTCAGGTACTATTTTTGGTGATGTAAGTGGAGCAAGCAATGCTGATGCATTTACTTTTGAAAATTTTTTAAATCGGTTAGGAGGAGGATTATTCGGTGGTGGAGGTGCAGATAATCCTCTTGGAACTGCAAAACAAGCTGGTAATGAATTGGCTGAAAATCTTACACAATCTGCTGGTTTTGCGGCTGCTGTAGGACAAGGTTTAGGTATTAAAGGTCAGTTAATTGCAGCAGGTGCATCATTGCTTGGAGAAGACGCACAACTTAATAGAGAAACAACTTCAGTTCTTCGTGCGCAACAGTTAAATCAAACTAATTTAGCTCGTGAAAAAAATGCACAAGATTTTAAAATGAAACTTGCAGGAAGCAAAAGTCCACAATCTATTGCTCGATTAAGCAATATGGTTTATGGTGTTTGATTTTGGGATGCGATGATGGAAGAACCAGGAGGTAAGTAATGGGGTTTTTTGACTTTATTGGAGATGCTTTTAAGGATGCTGCTCCTGCGATTGTAGGCACGGCAGCATCTTTTATACCTGGTATTGGTCCGATTGCAGGGCCTGCTGCTGGAGCTCTCACTGCCAGCCTTTTAGGTGATGATGAAGCAAGCAGTATATCTGGAGGAGGAAGCGCACAAGCTCAGCAGAATCAATTATTAGATTATTTATTAGGCTATCAAACGCCAGGCAGTCAGTTTTTAGAAAACTATTCACAAAATGTTTTCTTTGATGCTGAAGAAGACTATAAGGATAGCGCTAGAGCAAAAGATGCGTTTGGTGTTATAAATGATTCTGTACAATCAGGCAATACGGATCCATTTACTGCACTGCAATTTATGGAAAGCAAGTTGTCTCCTACCAGTGAATTTTATGGAACAAAAGATTTTGCTAGATTATTAAATGCAGACGTAAGTAAAGATACGCAAAAAGATTTGGTTGAAGATGCATTTGCCACTAATTTTTATCGTGCTCCCACTAAGAAAGAAAATAAATATTACAGAAGTCTTGCAGATAGCATGGGTCAAAATAAAAGTCCTATGCAGTTCAATAGTTTCTTGAATTCACGTCTTGCAAATACACTAGAAGGTGCAGCTAAAGGGCCATTAAATCAATACGAAGAGATGGCTCAGTCTTATTATGGAAGAGCAGTACGTAATCCAGATGGTTCTAAATCAGGAACTTATAATGTATTTGGATTACCAATGAAATCTCCTAGTTCTGCAAAACTTACAGCATCTTTCGCATAGGTAAAAAATGGGCGCATATACCGACTTTCTAGCTCAATACGCATCAGATGGAAAAATTTCATCTGGAGATATTCGAGCTTTTGGCGACGCAGGAGGAACTCAAGCACAAGCAGACAAATTTATTTCAAAAGCTGAAGAAGGTAAAAAAGGCTTTGAAGGCAAAGTAGGAGACAAAGCTTATGTAGCTGCAGACAAAGCAAAGAATTTTGGAGAATCAGGAGGATCTAATAATTTTGGAGGAGGTGAAATAACAAATAATTATGAAGATGATGGTACGGCTTATTTAACACAGTTTTATGGTGATCTTGGCCCAGGCATGACGCCTGCCATGTTTGACCAACTTGGTGCAGAAAGTTTAGAAAGAATTAAAGGTGAGCAGAATGTAAATTATGCAAATGCAGTTGGTGCAAATAATATTCTTGTTCAACAATTAATTTCAGATTCAAATGATTATGCTGCTCAACTAGGTTTACAAGGTACTCAGTATGCAGCAGATCGTAATTTAGATATTGCACAATACACTTCTGATTCTGAAGAGCGCTGGAGAAAGTATCTTGCAGATGTTGGAAAAGAAAGTGCGGCAGAAGTTCAAGGTTTGAAAAACCAGGGTGCTGTTGACTTACAAGCAATTGTCAACACTGGTTTAACTGATGTAGCTGATATTCAAGGAGCGTATGCTTCTGAACGTGTTGAACTACAAGGTGAATATGATGTGCAGCGTGCAAACATTCAATCTGACTTTGAGAAATTTAAAGCCGCTAGGGCAAAAGAAGGACAAATCTATGGTTCATTGATGGCAGGATTCTGGAGTTAGGAAGTAATATAATTATTGAATTGATTAACTTTATCCATGGCTGACGGAACTGGTGGAAATTACGAGGGCGAACCTACAGTAGATTTAGATAATTTCCAAGAATTACTGAATCGTCTGACCACTTCCAAAAAGCAACAGCAACGTCAAAAGTCTGTTGAAGGTCGTCGCGACATCTATGCAGGTGGCTTAGCTTCTATGATGAGCAACTTCTGATCTAAAACTTTAGGTTTAATACAATGGCTACGGGCGGTACTGGTACAGGTGGAAACTATGATGAATCTTCAGATGATTGGTTTGACCTGCAAAAGTATCGTGATGCAGCCGGTGTAGCCTACGAGTTTAGTAAGAAGAAAATGGAGGACGCTGGTGACCAAGAGCGACAAACAATTGGCAAAGGAGCAACAGAACAGCGAACTTCCGCTCGCCAAGCCCAGGACTTCCGCGAAAGCGATGAAGCAAGGGACTATAAGCAAGCAAAGTCAGCTTACACTTTCTGATCTTGAAGCCAAAGTTTTTGAGCACTGGCTAGAAAATCAAGACACAGCAGTAAAAGAATCTTTTTTGTCTTTTGCTGTTGATACATATTCTTTGATTCAAGTTTATTTGTACTCCAGATTTCTAGGGTACAAAGGCAGCATTACGTCTTGTGATGCTTGGTTTAATAGTGTGTATGAAAAGCCAGATCATCTTGCAATACTCCTTAATGAAATTCAGGAAATGCAAGAAGACATCCGTAAACTGCGTGAAGATATAGAAAACTATGCTGTTAAGCGTGATTCCGGTGTGGCTCGCATTGCTGCTATGCAAAAAGAATTGCGTTCCACTATCGCCCAGGTTGAGTCTTTTGTTTCTTCGCGTGACCGTAAAGGACTCTTAATGGCTGGTGCTGATAGAGCAATGCGTGAAATCATATCTATTTTTCGTGATGATCCTATTGAAGGACCATTGCACGAAGCTTCAATGAGTGTTTGGGCTAGAATTCAATACGAAGAGGACTAACTATGCAAGGCGAAGAACCAATGCAATTTACCTCCAGAAGTGCTGGAGAAATGGTTAGTGAATTAAATCGCAATCGTAAAATGTCACCTGGACATATGTCTTTACAAGAAGTTCTTGGTAACTCAGGATCTAGTAAACCTAATATAGATACAGAAACTGGATTACCTATTGCTGGTAAATATTTAAATAATGGCCAAGAACAAAATGCCGCCCCAGCTCCTGGAGCACTTCAAGAAAAAGAACGAGAAGAACAACCCGGACTCCAAGGAGGAGAAAGGAGACAAAGCCAAGGAATCGGCTGAAAAAGGACTTAAAGCTGCAAAAGCTGCTAAGCTTCAGAAAGATAAAGCTAAGAAATAGTGGCTTCTCATCTGCACTTAGCGTATCGCCGTAATGCACAAGCAGCGGCTAAAAATCATCGTGTACGCAAAAGTAAAGATGAACATCTTCTAGAAAAAGCAAGAGATGATTTTGGATTCTTTTGTGAATATGTAGCAGATAAACCTCCAGCAGAACACCATAAAGAATGGCATAGACAACTTGTTACTAATCAAGATAGTTCTTGTCTGAATAAAATTGCTGGACCAAATATTGATTTATTAGGTCCCAGAGGATCAGCCAAATCTACTGTTTTAGGTTTGTTTACAGCATGGGCAATTGGTATTCATACACAAGCTGGAAAACCTCTACAAATTCTTTATCTAAGTTATACAGTTGATATTGCTAGATCTAAATCTGCAACAATTAAACGAATTATTGAATCTAAACGATATCAAGAAGTATTTCCTAAAGTCAAACTACTTAAAAATGTAACTAGTAATGAGTATTGGTCTATTGATCATAAATTTGCCGGTATAGATACAACAGGTGAAGAGCAATTTACATTATGTGCAGCAGGTCTCAAAGGATCTGTGACTTCTAAACGTTCACAGTTAGTTATTATTGATGACCCTGTAAAGTCTGCTGCTGATATTGGTAACCCTGATATCCGTAAGATGATGGAAGATAATTGGAATGCGGTGATCGCTCCAACCATGTTTGAAGGGGGCCGTGCGATTTGTTTGGGAACACGATTCCGTCATGATGATATTCATTCAACAACATTTTGTCCGAATAACAATTGGATGCAGATTGTCCTATCAGCGATCTTAAATAACGAGGAGACAGGCGATGAAGAGTCATATTGGCCAGAAATGTGGTCTTTAGATTACCTGAAAGAAAAGAAAAGACAAGCTCCTATTGCTTTTTCGTTTCAATATATGAATCAAATCGTTAGACAGAATGAACTATCGCTGGCACCAGAGCTTTTAGTTAAAGCAGAAATTGCAACTGAATTTGATTGCTTAGGAGTTGGGGTTGATTTATCAGCTGGAACAAAAGAAAAAAATGATTATACAGTTATGGTTTTAGGTGGTCGAATAGGAGATAAAATCCATATTATTGATTATCGAAGACTACGTGTTATGGGTAATTTAGAAAAATTAGATGCTATGAAAGAACTTTTGTATGATTGGTCTGTTGTTGGAAAGCAAGATAATGGTATTTGGTTTCCCACTTATTCAACTTGTGATATTTGGTCAGAGGCTGTTCAGTATCAAGCATCTCTAGAAGCAGACTTTAAACGTGTTTGTTTAAACCAAGAAAATTTATATAATCTTATTTGGCATCCAGTCAAAGGATTTCGTGCAGATAAGTTAGCACGTTTTAGAGGGATTATGGGAATGTTTGAAGATCGTAAAATAATATTTAACAGGTATAGAAACTTTACAACGATGTTTGAAGAGCTAACAAATTTTGGCGTTAGTTCACATGACGATTGTGTAGATGCTTTAGTTTGGTTAGTCAATGGACTAATGAAACGAGGAAAACTTCAACTGGACTTTTAAGATGGAACAATTAATTGTTGTAGCAATTGCTACAGTATCTGGCGGTGGCTGGTTTGTTAGTAAAGTATTTGGTCGTATGCGAGCCTTGGAAGATCGCATTGATCGCATGCCTTTAGAGTACGTCTTAAAACAAGATTTTTTACGTGAGATGGAAAAAATGAATCAAGAGTTTCGCGAAATAAATGATAAGCTTGATAAACTTGTGGAAAGATTACTTGAAAGATGAGTTACTACGTTGAATTAGAAGAAGATTCTAATGGTGATTTAGTCTTACAGATTCCAGAAGAAGTTCTAGAAACTTTGTATTGGGAACCAGGAGATTTATTAACTTGGGATTTAAAAGGCGATGGAATTGTTTTACAAAGATTAAATTCAAAATTAGAAGAGTAAAATAATAATAGTCGCTTTGATAAACATGAGATATTCCGGTGGTGATCCTAATATAGGAAACAGCGGTGGAATGGGTACACTTATGCCTATGCTTCCATTTGATCGTTTCAGTGCAGTTAATCCACAAAAACAAATAAATCAATACGATAAATTAGACGCTATTCGTACACTTGGAAATATGACTGATGCACAAAAAAACGGTTTTGCTAACAAGCATGTGTACTAATGGAATTAGCAGGTGCTTACATTAATTTAATGATGCCTGGTAAAGAAGAGCCAGACTATCCGATGGCTCCCTTTACGACAGAGTATTCAGGACCTTTACATGAGGACCCTAGACATTCAACAGAACGAATGAAAACATTGGGAGATGTAAAATCAGCTAGTGTTCCACGCAATACACGTTCAGCATCTTTTGCATCTCCAGGGAGCAAAGGTTCTGGAATGACTAATGTAAATACAAGGAGGCAATTCTAATGGGATATCCAACTTATCAAGATAGTGGTCCATTAAATCATTATCCAACTTATCCGGATAGTGGTCCACTAATTCATATGCCAAGAGTTCCAGGCGGCACCTTAAGTGATGGACCAGGGCAGTATCCAGGTGGTCCACCAATGGTAATGGATGAAATTCCTAGAGTTGTAGATCCATTTGGTATATATCGTAGACGTGCGCCTCGCCCCTCTGGCGGCGATCCTAATTTAGGGAATAGTGGTGTTTTTAAACTTCCTCATTTTCCAGGACAAGCACCTGGTGGAATGATGAACCTACCTTATTTTTCTGGCGCTGATATGAATACTATTGGATTATTAGCAGGTGGATTTAGGCCAGGAGCATATGGTGCAATTCCTGGTGGTCAATCTCCTTATCGCTCTGGACCTTATTTGCCATTTAGAGGAGGAGAAAAAAGAGAAGAGCAAACACCTTTTGTTCCAATTCCTAGGGTTTAATGGCACAAGACGATTCTAAATATACGAAACCGGGACTACGCGAATCAATTAAAAAACGCGTAATGTCAGGAAGCAAAGGAGGAAAGCCAGGGCAATGGTCTGCTCGAAAAGCTCAGCTTGTTGCTAGTGAATATAAAAAGAAAGGAGGTGGTTACAAGGGAGGTCAATCTAGTAAACAAAAAGATCTCAAGAAATGGGGCAAAGAAGATTGGCAAACTAAAGATCAATA